GCTCACGCAATACGACTGGAACGAAACCGCAATCCTCGCGCACAACGCCCAGTTCGATGTCTCCATCCTTGAGTGGAAGTACGATTGTCACCCGTGTTTTATCCTTGACACGCTCAGCATGGCTCGCGCCTTGCGGGGAATTGAGGCAGGAAACTCTCTCGCAACGCTAGCGCAGGAGTTCAACCTTCCGGCCAAGGGCAACGCCGTACACAACACGGACGGCCTGGAGGAACTTACGCCTGAGATCGAGGCCGAGCTTGAAGAGTACTGCGCGCATGATGTGGTGCTGTGCGAAGAGATTTATTTCAAGCTATCGCAAGGCTATCCCTCAAAAGAGCTGCGCTTGATTGACATGACGCTCAAGATGTACACGCAGCCACGCCTGATTCTGGACGGCATTATGCTGACCAAGGCTATCGAGGAAGAGCGCGAGCAGCGCGAAGCACTGCTCACTAACCTGGGTATCACAGACGCTGATCTGGCATCGAACCCGAAGTTCGCTCAACTCCTTGAAGCTGTTGGCGTACCGGCGCCTAAGAAAATCAGTAAGACCACAGGTGAAGAAACGCTCGCGCTGGCCAAGAACGACGCCATGTTCCAGGCGATCATGAACGGAGACAACGCCGAGGCTGTGCTGCTGTGCGAGGCTAGGCTGAAGGTTAAGTCTACTACTGAGCGCACCCGTGCGCAGCGGTTCCTAGACATCAGTAAGCGCGGTGCTCTGCCTGTACCGCTGAGCTATTACGGCGCCACTACTGGGCGCTGGACGGCGAGCAAGGGCAGTGCGATCAACATGCAGAACCTAAAGCGCGGAAGCTTTTTGCGCAAGGCGATCCTCGCACCGCGTGGGCACACCATAGTAGTCGGAGACCTGTCCCAGATCGAGCCGCGCGTCTTGGCTTGGCTCTCGGACTACGAGGATATGCTGGACATTTTCCGCTCTGGCGCAGACCCCTACGCTGCGTTCGGTGCGCAGATGTTCAACATCCCAGGCATGACGAAAGAGTCCCACCCTGACCTGCGTCAGTCTGCGAAGTCTGCGCTGCTTGGTTGTGGGTACGGCCTGGGGTGGGCGTCGTTTGCATCGCAGTTGATGGTGGGGTTCCTCGGGGCGCCGCCGATCCGGTATCAAGCAAATTTTGCCAAGCAACTTGGGGTCAACAAGGCACTGGCTAGAAAATTCTTTGAGTGGCGCGAGACCGAGGCCCGCCTGCTGGACATTCCGCACACCTGCACGCTTGAAGAGTTAGCTATTCATGCGGTTGCCGCCAAGCAGATCATCGACATCTACAGACAGACGGCCTACCCTGTGGTTGGCCTCTGGGCGCTGTGCACGAAGCTGATGGTGGACTGCCTGGTTGAAGGTAAAGAGTACGCATATAAGTGCCTGACCTTTCGCAAGGGCGAGATCGAGCTACCCAACGGCATGAAGATCCGCTACCCAGACCTGCGCCAAGACGAAGAAAAGAACTGGGTGTACGGCAAGGATGCAACGAAGCTTTACGCCGGCAAGATTACTAATAACATCACGCAAGCGCTGGCCAGGATCGTGATGACAGACGGCATGCTGCGCGTATCTAAGCGCTACCCTGTGGTGGGGACTGTACATGATGAATTAATCGCACTGGCGCCCGAGGATGAAGCCCAGGAGGCACTCGACTGGGTGATAGAGCAGATGACAACGGAGCCGTCCTACATGCCGGGGATTCCCTTGGCGGCGGATGGCGGTACGAACTTACGTTACGGGGATGCCAAGCAATGATTGAGAAGAAAGTTACATGGAGCCACTCCAGCCTGAAGGATTTCGAGGGCTGTGCGCGGCGCTACCATGAGGTGAAAGTACTCAAGAACTACCCGTTCACGGACACGCAGGCCACGATCTACGGTAAAGAACTACACACCGCCGCGGAACATTACGTGGCGCATGGCACGCCGCTGCCTGAGCAGTTTGAGTTTGTTCAGCCGGTGCTCGATGCGTTGATGACCAAGCCTGGGAGAAAGCTCACCGAGTACCAGATGGCGGTGACTAACGACCTCAAACCCTGCGCATGGGCAGCAGACAACATGTGGGCACGCGGGATCGCTGACCTGCTGATCGTGGACGATGATGATCTGACTGCGTGGGTTGCGGACTATAAGACCGGGAACAACCGCTACCCGGACACTGATCAGTTAAAGCTGATGTCGCTCATGGTGTTCATTCACTTCCCGCATATTCGGCAAGTGAAGTCGGCGCTGCTGTTCGTGGTGAAGAACGACATGGTCACGATGTCGATGGAGCGTAGTGAAGCAGACAAGGCGTGGTGGGCGTACCGCGAGCGGGTCGCACGCTTGGAAGCCGCGTTTGAACACGACACTTGGAACCCACGGCAGACGCCGCTCTGCCCGTGGTGCGTGGTTACGTCTTGTGAGTTTAACCCTAAACACTAGGAGGTTGTATGGACGACGAGCAGTTTGAAAGACTTTGTATTGCACTTGAACGTATTGGAAGTAAATTGTTCCAAATAGAACATATCATGGAGCATATGACAGAAGAATGGGCTAAAACAAACAAAAACGCTGGCGTTGAAGATGCAATAAGAGATTTAATTTATTGCATTGAAACAAACACTGAAAAATAAATACTAGGAGGGCATATGGACAAAGAAAGCGCTGCGGCATGGCGGCAATGGTGGGCCGTGTTGCACGGCAAGAATACTCCGGCAGGCAGCTACAACCCACTGGAGGCGCACATGCACGACGCGTTTGTAGCGGGATGGGATGCTGCTCGGGGCAGCGCCAACTTGAATTGCTGCAATGGGGATTGTAACCAAGGGCGCAACTGCCCAGCGAGGGATTAAAAATGGCTAAGCGTTATAAAGGATTTACTCTTGAACAACATTTAGAAGTAGCAAAAAATTTAAAAGATGCGCACAACAAAATACACGATCTTTGTTGGGAAGTGGTTAAGGCCTATGGTAAAACAAGCCAAGAATTTAAAAAAGCACAAACAGCCTTAACCAAAATAAAACATTTAAGAAACGCATTAGATTATGAATACGGCGCACTGCAAAAACACTGTCAACACATCGTTGACATCTACTTCGACGACGCCCACCCCACCGAACTGCCAGCAATGCCGGTTGAAGCCGGGGGAATTCAAAGTCCCAGTAGTTAAGGGACCAGGCTTTAGATGGAAGTGTAAAGAGTGTTTTTATCGACTACGTTCAAGCGGATTTAAGGATAAACCAATATGACTGAAGCAACAGCAGAAGCAATCGTTAACTTGTACAACGCTGCACGTGAACTCCAGAGTCTGGCAGCAGACGCAAAGGAAAAGGAAGTGCTCGATAAGCTGATGGAGATCCGCAAGTTTGCACTGGAAGGAATACTTGGAGCTACTAAGTAATCATGGATGAAGAAGACGCACCGCGCCCCAAATCAAAAACCAGCAGCATTTACGGGCGCGGCTTCTTCGATGGCCTACGTGCTGCTGGTTTTGATGTTGAGAAAGGAATACCAATGAATGAAGCTAGGTTTAACGCTATATACAGGGGCATTACTGATCAAGCTAAGCGCGTGTATCAAGTTGTGCCCATCGCAGAGAAGTGGACGGTGCCGCAGATCATGACGGAGCTTGCTCGGATAAATGGCACCAAAGACGTACGGATCGTAAGTGGATGCTTGAACTCCCTCAAAGACTCCGGTCTTGTTAAAGAAGTTTCAGGCGGGGCGTGGATTCGTGTTGAAGTGAAAATTAAACAACCAGCGACCGCCGTTATCGAGGCTGTTGCCCAACCCGAGGATGTAGAACCAGTGCCCGCAATCAATACCAAACCAGAACCCACGCCCGTACCAAAAACAGTCAGCCCTATGGAGCGTATCGGCGCTCTGTCGAGCCAAGCGCTGGCAATTATTCAGAGCCTGCATCAGCTTGCCGCGGACATCGAGGCGGCTGCGCTTGAGATTGAAGAACAGATGGAGAGCAACAACCGGGATAACGCCAAGCTTCAGCAACTCAAAGAACTTCTTAAAGGACTGACCTAGATGAAGAACTATTCCGTGCAAGAGATGCCCTGCCCGCTGTGCAACTACAACCAGGAGCGTGCTGAACTGTGGCGCGACACCGCGTACAAGCTGGCGGGGCACCCCAAGAAATGGACAGGCCTGACCACTGAAGAGATCCACAAGTGCGTCGTGGCCACGGGCATCCATGTGTTTGAAGGTGACATCTATAAGTTCGTGGACATGCTGGACGCCATTTTGCAGGGGAAGAACAGTGGATAGGGATGACGTCATCCGCATGGCGCGGGAGGCGGGGTTCGCCGATGGCGTTGTCGATATTGTTGGGTTTGATGGTTTCGTTAACTTCGCCAACCTTGTCGCCGCGCATGTAAAGAAACCGTGGGTTGGACTAACTAAAGAAGAAGCTAAAGAAATCAGCCTTGCAAATCGTCCGTATGTAATAGACATGATAGCTGCGCTTGAGGCAAGGCTGAAGGAGAAGAACGGTGGATGAATTCGCATTTCCTCATGTAAATTTTGTGGGTCAAAAAATTACAGGCATGACCCTGCGCGATTACTTTGCGGGACAGGCAATGCAGGCGTTCATTATAAGAGGGATTATTTCTGCTAATGGATTAAATAAAAAAGAAGCCATAACAAACATGGCATACGAAACCGCAGACGCAATGCTGGAAGAGAGGGTCAAATGAAGCGTGAACTATATGACTTCACAACCCCTCCCGATTCAAAAGGGGCGCACGTTAGTTTGTATTACTTCCCGCACAGTAAGCAAAGCAGTATCGGCCTTCAGTCTCGCGCACCGGCATATAACGAACCGCCGTGCATGGTGGCTAACTACGACAAAGAAGGCAACCTGCTGTACACGCGGTTCATTTTTAAAGACGGAACATGGAGAGATGAATGAAATACGGAATCCTTGATGACGAAGGCAAAGTAATCCGGTGGGTGTGGTCCGTACCGCCATACCCACACATCGTGCAGAAAATCAAACGCAAACGTAAACCCAAGTTGGATTTATCTAAAGTACAGGAGGCATTGTTTTAAATGGATGACCCAATCATTAACTTCATAAAGAAGAATGGCGAAGCAGCGGCGTCAGAAATAAAGATCGCCGGGTATTCGTTGGCCGCGGTTAAGACTCGGGTGGTTGTGCTTTATCGGGCTGGAATACTGACACGCCGCGCTGAGCCTATTCGTGAAGGGGTGACGCGCACGCACTGGCTGTATGACTTGTCTGGTATCTCGCCCAAGCACAAGACAAAGAACGACAAACTCTTTGAGCGCTTAAAGCTTTTGTCTCTCAAGAACGAACCTGATTACGCTTACCACTTACGCAACTTACCGAGGAATGCACCATGCAAGTAAAAGACCTGATTGAAGTACTGAAAAGAATGCCGCAAGACTTGGGCATAGTAGGAATGGACGACGACTACGGCGAATTTAAAATCGACAGTGTACGTATTGACGCTAGTTCTGCGCTTGTAGTTATCGATATGCGCGGCCCTTATCCTGATTTTGACAGCCACAAATAATGATGAACATTGACAAACTTATGGACTGGGCCGCCGCCTTTATGATTGGTTATGTAATTGGCGTATCAATTGGCGCTGTTGCTATTTTTTACGGAGCTACTTAAATGTTGATCAACGGAAAATTTGTTAAAGACTGGGACAAGTCCCAGATGTGTACGGGGTACTATCGTAGGCCTCAACCCAAGTGGATCTCCTGGGACATGGAGCGCCTGCAAGACTCCCTCCTTTGGGGGAAGCGCCTGCGCCCCACCCTGATTGACCGCATCAAAATGATAGGCTTCGCCCGCTAACATGCAGATCATCGAAAACAAAGCGCTGCTCTTTCGCACGCGCAACCCCGACAAGTACTCGATCATCCCCAAGCACAAGGTCTTGGAAGCGGATGAAGACGGCATCCATGAGGTGGCCGTCTACTGGGGACTGGATGAGGCGAGGGTGTTACATAACCTGGGGGTAAAGAACGTACCCTCCCCCATCACCGGGCGCTACGGTTGGCCCGGTCGCTACAAGCCCATGCAGCATCAGGTAGATACCGCGGCGTTCCTGACGATGCACCGTCGGGCGTTCTGTTTCAATGATCCAGGCACAGGCAAGACGATGTCTGCGCTCTGGGCTGCGGATTACTTGATGCAGCAGGGGTATGTGCGCCGGGTGCTGGTGCTGTGCCCGCTCTCGATCATGCAGTCAGCGTGGATGCAGGATCTCAACAGCGCCATCGTTCACCGCAGCGCCATCGTCGCCCACCATCCGCAGTCTTCCCGTCGCATCGAGATGATTCAGCAGGACTATGAGTTCGTGATCACCAACTACGATGGGCTGGCGCTGGTTGCGCCGGAGATTACCCGTGACGGTCGGTTCGACCTGATCATTGTGGACGAAGCCAACGCCTACAAGAACGCGACGACCAATCGTTGGAAAGCGCTGGCCTCGATCTTGAAGCCCGAGACTTACCTGTGGATGATGACGGGCACGCCTGCTTCGCAGTCGCCCGTGGACGCCTACGGCTTGGCCAAGCTGGTCAATCCCAGCGGCATACCGAAGTACATCTCGGCGTGGCGTGACCAGACGATGCTCAAGATCACGCAGTTCAAATGGGCGCCCAAACCCAATGCTGCCGAGCAAGTCTTTGAGGCGCTGCAACCCGCGATTAGATTTACCAAGGGCCAATGCCTGGATCTGCCGCCCGTAATCACGGTCACCCGCGAAGTGCCCATGACGCCACAGCAGAGCAAGTACTACCGGCTACTCAAAGAGCAGATGATGGTCAAGGCTGCGGGCGAGACGATCAGCGCAGTCAACGCGGGCGTGGCGGTGAGCAAGCTGCTTCAGATTAGTTGCGGCGCGGCGTACACGGACGACAAGGAAGTGGTCGAGTTTGACGCTAGCCCGCGGCTGTCTGTGCTAGAAGAAGTGCTGGAAGAAACGCAGCGCAAGGTGCTCATCTTCGCCATGTTCCGTACCAGCATTGACACCATCACCACGTACCTGAACAAGAAGGGATATCCGACTGAGCAGATCCAGGGCGACGTTAGTCCGACCAAGCGCAGCCGCATCATCCATGACTTCCAGACCACGGACAACATCCGGGTGCTGGTGATGCAGCCGCAGGCTGCGGCTCACGGTTTGACACTGACCGCTGCCGACACGGTGATCTTCTACGGGCCGCTGATGTCGGTCGAGATGTACACGCAGTGCATCGCACGCGCTGATCGCAAGGGCCAGGACTCGGACAAGGTCACGGTCGTCCACCTTCAGAGCAGCCACATCGAGCGCGAGATGTTCAAGGCGATGACCAGCAAAGTCAGTGAGCACGCGCTGCTGGTGAACCTGTTTAACGAAGAAATCAAAGCTTGAACACACCGCTTGCAATGTCAAACGGATCGTGTAGAATGTCAAACACTAGACAAACTTGGAGTGTGAAGTGAGCGAAGACACCATTCAGATGGACAAACTTGTCCGCGTTTATCGCAAGATGTCGGTTCGGATTCAGGAGCTGACGGCAGAGTACGAGAACACCATCGAGCCGATCAAGGCTCAGCAAGAGCAGATTAAACTGGCGATCAAGGATCAAATGCTGGCGCTTGGGCTGGCGTCCGTTCGCACGGTAGAAGGTACTGTAGTGATGTCCCAAAAGACGCGCTACTCTACGCAGGACTGGGACTCCTTCAAGAAGTTCGTGATCCAACACGAAGCCGTAGACCTGTTGGAGCGCCGTGTGGCGCAGACCAACATGGCCACGTTCTTGGAAGAGAACCCCGGTCTTGTTCCCCCCGGTCTGAACTCCATGTCGGAGTACAGTATCACTGTCAAAAAGCCAACCACTAAGTAAGGCGATTTCACTATGTCTAACGTAGCTATTTTTAATCCGACGCAAGCCCCTGCCCATGTCCGCGCACGGACTGAACTCTCGACAATGGCCAAAGCCCTTGGTGGCGGCGGGTCCAGCGGCGGCAAGCGTATCAGTATTGCAGGCGGTGTGTTCCGTCTGTATCACGGCGGCAAAGAGATCGCGGCTATCGAGGATCGTTTCCTCGATGTGGTGATCGTCAACGCTGCTCCGCACATTGGTCGGATCTGGTACGCCAAGTCCTACGATGGTGAGGCAACTTCGCCGGATTGCTGGTCGGCTGATGGGATGACGCCCAGCAGCGAGTCAAGTAACAAGCAGTCGGACTCCTGCGCAACCTGCCCCAAGAACATCGCGGGGTCTGGTCAAGGTAACTCGCGTGCCTGCCGTTATCAGCAGCGCTTGGCTGTTGTGCTACCGAACGATATCGGCGGGGATATTCTGGCGCTGCAAGTGCCGGCAACCTCGATCTGGGACAAGGATGCCAAGGGTGATGATCGTCCTTTGCAGGCTTACGCCCGCTACCTGGGTGCCCAGAAGATCGAGCCTAGCGACGTTGTCACGCGCATTAAGTTTGACACCAAGAGCCAGTCGCCTAAGATGTTCTTCAAGGCTACCGCTTGGGTTGACGGTGATGACCTGCCGCTGATCGAGTCGCAGAGCAAGACTGACGATGCAATCAAAGCAATCACGATGTCGTTCTCCAAGAACGAAGCCGCTGCTCCAGCGCCGTTGGCGATTGGGCCGCGCCCCGAGCGCAAGGTAGAAGCTAAATCGGAAGCCAAGTCTGCGAAGCTTGAGTCTTTGATTGCTGACGAAGAGCAGGCTGAAGAGCCAGTTGTTCGCAAGGAAGAGAAGAAGTCTAGCGCAGTGCCTGCCAAGAAGAGTAGTCTTATGGCAATGGTCGATGACTGGGAATAAACCTTAAAAGGGGTTGGGGGCTTCGTGCCCCCGCTAATTATGTCGTACACACAGAAAACAATTGACATCGTAGCTGAAGCGCCCAAGACACTGGGCAATCAGCTTGGGCGCTGGGCGGTCTATCGTGACTTCTCGGTTTTGCGTATAGCCAAAATCACAGGAGCGACGCGGCAATCTATCTACAACTGGTTCTCCGGCAAAGAAATCTTCCCGGCCTATCGGCCCATCATCGAGGCGTTAATCCAGATCCTGCGGGCCAACCCGGACCCCGAGATCGCTTACCAAGAAGCGTGCAAGAAGTTCAATATCAACCCGTAACCTGGGGCGTTCATGGTGCCGTTGCGTTTTTTGACGCAGGTTCTGCCGCCTCCCGGCAACGGGTATTACTGCGCAGCAGAACTTTCGCGTAAGAAAGAGCATGTCTTCGGTGAGAGCATCGAGGATCTGCAAGCCAAAATTGATGAATGGAATGAAAGGAAGTATGACGTTTACTTTGCGCTGGCCACCTTCAAAGAAAGCCGCAGCCGGGAGGCGGTCAATGCGCAGACCATCAAGTCGTTTTTCATCGACATGGATGGGTACGAAACCAAGAAGGCAGCAGCACTAGCGCTAAGCGAGTTCCTTGAAACAACCGGCCTCTCCCAATTTGGGATACCTTGGATTGTTAGTTCAGGCGGTGGCATCCACGCCTACTGGCCGTTCACAGAGACAGTTAACGTAGGAATTTGGAAGCCCGCGGCGGAGAACTTCAAACGCCTTTGCAAACAGGAAGGTTTGCACATAGACTGGACGGTTCCCGCAGACGCTGCCCGAGTACTTCGTGTCCCCGGAACGTGGAACTACAAGAAGAAATATCCCGAACCCCGCGAGGTCAAGATCTT